TGATTTCGGAATCACCATTATTACGAACAGCTTCAATTTGTGGATCAGTTGAAGTGGTCCAATTTGCTGGTAAGGTAATATATTCAGTAGAATCAAATTTGATGATGTCTGATGGTGCGATAGTGAAAAGATACTTCCAAATATAACCATCACCACTTTCACCAGCTCTATTTGGTTCTAAATCTGTGAATGTTGGTTCGTCTTGTGATGCATTTCCTGCTGGATTTGATGGGGTTGCTCCATTTTCAATACAAATATAAACTCTAAATTCAGAGTTCATTACATAATATCTTGAATCATACAACCTGGTTGATCCTGTTGTTGGAGATAAGTTATTTGTACTATAATCATGGCGATATTGTTCATAAACATTACCCTGCTCCCAGTCAACTCTTCTTATAACTCTACGAATATTTGCTGGGGTAATTTTCTTACCGAACAGCATAGTATCATAGACATGATTACTATAATTAAAATTGTCAATTGGTGCTGGTGGACCAGATGTGTTTGTATTCCAATCAGACGTTCTACCAAACCCAACCAATAAAGTTGGATTTGGTAAGGACGTAAAAACATAATATGAATTTTCAACACTTTCTACAGAGTTAATAAAATTATTAACATTCAGTATCCTAAATTGGTCCGTTACAATAGCCGCCATTACTATTTTGGGTGGTTTTTTTTCTATTTATGATGAAACTTGCTTATTAATATTTCCAGTGTTTCTCAAACCAACACCTCTTCTAGTAATTGATGGATAGGTTGTTAGGCCAACATCAAAAGTATTACCCTCAACTGTTAGAGTAATTGGAGACACACCTCTAGTGAAATCACTTAATTTGCCCCAAGAGAATTGACCAATATTATCACCTGTTGTGGTTATTATTCCAATAGTATCAGTATCGGACTTAATATTACATGTGATAATACCAGTGTTTCCTTCAATGAAGTACTCTTGGATAATGTAAATATTGTCAACATTAGTGGATCCAATTCCAACAATTTCTGAGTCCGAAGAATCTACAGAAGTCACTCCAGTTCCAGTTACGGTATCTTTAACAACAATTGGATAACCAGGTAAAAGAGTTGGGAACAATGATACTTGACCAGAATTGCTCAAATCAACTTGGAATTTAAGGGCCAATGGATGACCACCAACTCCTGTTGTAGTTCCAATACCAGTGATGATACCAGAGTATCCAAGAATAATAGGTGCATCTATAATTGTTTCAGTTACAGGTGCAGCGGTTGCAACAATAACTAGGGGTAAGTTTGTATTTGTATATCCAAATCCTGGATTCGTAATTGTAACAGAAGTTAGAATTCCTCCAGAGGCAGATGCTGTTGCAATAGCAGTAGTACCAACACCAACAATTCCATATTTTGCATTATCAACCTTTGGTGGATTTGCAATTCTAATTGAAACATCACCATCAGGATATCCAGATCCACCATCATTGATTGTGAGAGATGTGATCGTGCCTGCTACAGAAACTCCTGCAGTAACTGCAGCTGCTACTGGATCATTATAATCAACAATAAGTGCATCACAAACAATTTCTCCAAAGTTGGATCCATCAGCATCTTCTTCATATTGGAAGAATTTTGCATCATCTAAGAAAATTTCAGTATCTGAAGAACCAAAATTACCAATAACTTTGCCCACTGGCATAATTTGTGCTTCCAAAGAATCTCTCACCTTGTATTGAACCTGCTCAGAAATAATTACATCTTTCTTTTGTCTTGTAAAGTTGAGAGGACGGAATTTATCTCCATCAATTCCCTGCTGACGATAAACATTCGTTTCAATATCAGTAGAATCAATAATTGAGAAAATGGTTCTCTTATCTTGAGATTGAACATCACCAGAAATAGCTCTGAGCATTTGTACTCTGTCTCCTGGTTTGACTGTTTCATATACAGTCACTAGAGCACTATCAGTTCCTCTTGTACCTCTATAGAAGTAGATGGAAATATCATCTTCAGGTCTTGGTGGAGATGTAAAGTTGAAGTTAAAACTTGTACCACCTTCAAAGAAGTAATCTTTCTTGGGCACCTGAACAACACCATTAACAAAGATTAGTAGAACAGCATCCAAATCAATTTCTACAGATTGTTGGTCTGTAATATCTCTCTGGAAACTTAAACCATTTCCATTTAGATTGAGTGGGAATCTTGTTCTTTGGCCATCCTGTAGACTCCTGATTGAGTCAATATAATCAATTTGTCCAAAGTTCCATGATGAGAATGTATCGTTTAGAACATTGAGAACCTCTAAAGTAAATTCACTATAATTTGTTCCAACTCCTACAGCAGTTACTAGACCAACTGGTTTAAACAAATCACCTCTTAGGAATGCAAATCCTGGATTATTGAGTGTGAATCCTTTAACTGCAAAAGTAGTTGTTCCAATTCCAGTCGTTCCAGCTGGGCCGACACTTAGTGATACTGTAACTCCTTTTCCAGTATCTGTAGTAGCACCAATACCAAGTCTGCTAATACCTTCAATTGGAAGATTTGCATATGATGGGATGGATACCTGAATGGTTGGATCTGTGTATCCAGTTCCACCATCTTCAATGGTAAATGATAGAGATCCTCCTGCACCAACTGTTGTTATAATTGTTGCAGCTGATCCAGAATGACCATCCTCTTCAACTACAACTGTTGCTGCGTTGAAATAACCAGAACCAAATGTTAGATAATTGAATTTGGCAGCTTCGGCAACAGTTGCACCCTTTCTTCTATTTGGAACAAAGGTATGGGCAAAACCAACCTTAAATACATCAACTTCAAACTCAGTATCTGTCTTAATTGTTTCAATTTCATATGGACCAACTGTCTTGATTCCATATACAATTCCATGATCATCATAAGTATGAACAATGGTAGAAATGCCGACATTGGTGACAATTTTATTATCTTCGGGGAGACCAAAGATCTTGAATATATTGCCCTGAGTTCCATCTGGGAAAATAGTTGTGGTTATTCCAGAACCACCAGGGCATGTGAACGCAATACCAGAGAGGTGAATCTGATCACCAATAGCGAGACCACTATAATTCTTTTTGGTTGTAATTGTTGAGAATCCAGTAGACTTATCATATTCAAAATTGGAGATCGCAAAAGGAATACCTCTATTATCTGGGAATCTGGTGGTTGTAAATCCAGTTTCAACATTTCCATTACCGATATAGGTATGTGCAAAACCAACGGGATTTACATTAGTCACAAATGTTGTTGGGCCAACAATTGAGTCAACCAAATAACTATCAGCATATGTTACACGATTTAGATGTCCAGTATGATCAACATACGTGTGAGCAATAGTTGAAATTCCAACATCGATTGTTAATGTCGTTGCAGTGGAAGCAGTGACTTCAAACTCATCAATAACAGTATCTGGGAAAATTGTTGTAGTAACTCCAGAATGTTCAGAATCACAAGTGAACTCTAGAGAAGATAATCTTACAAATGATCCAATACCAATTCCATGACTACCCTTTGTGGTAATAGTACCAACACCTGAAGATTCAGTATAATCAAATCCACTAATACCCCATTGAATTCCTAGATCACTTGGGAATCTATCAGTAGTAACACCAATTTCTACAGCAGCTTCGCTTGTTCCAGTTGGAATGTGTGGAATAGTAGAAACTCCAACTTGTGTCTCAAATTGAGTTGTGCTGTTTCTCGTAGTTACTACATTGAAGAATCTACCATTTGTACCATCTGGGAAGAATGTTGTAGTAACACCGAGATGTTCATCTGAACAAGCAAACTCAAATCTTTCAAGTTTAACTTGCATCCCAACATTCAATCCATGAACAAGATCGGTGGTAATCGTCATGATACCAACAACGTTGTTGTAATCAAATGTAGTAACACCAACTCTCTTATTGTAAGATCCTGCAGGACAGATCATTTGTAAGTCATTAAACTTGACTCTCATGTCCCTATTCAGATTATGATCATCTGTTGTGGTAACAGTCATGATACCAGAAACATGATCATAATCGATGGTGGAAATTCCAACTAAACTATCATATCCACTTGTGCAGTCAAATTCAATATTTCTCAGTGAAACGAAGTCAGAAGATACAAGTCCGTGAGCAGCTGCAGTGGTTACTGTTGCGATTCCAGATACACCATCATAAACAAAATCGGTAATTGTTGTATATGTTCCAACAGTGTCTGCACCACCAATATTCGTAATACTGCCACCTGTACCAACCTCAGCGATGACTTTGGCACCAACTAGGGGTGCGATGCCAGTTCCGCCAGAAGATGCAATAGAGACGATTCTACCACCCACTGGTAGTTGGTTTTTAATAGCATCCAACTCACTTAAGTATGGATCACCACTAATTAACTTAGTTCCACTAAATTCTACATCAACAGTAGTGTCGCTAGGATTTAATTCATAAACATTACTTGGGTTATTATCTGTTGTTTGGCCTTGATGTATTCCATTAATGAATAGAACACCACTTCCACTTCCTGTATCCAATCCAACTGGATAATTTCCACCAACAGTTAATCCAAAAGTCTTTGCAATGCCAGTAAATGATGGGGAAATATCATCATAAATTTCATTCGTTGTATAGTCTTGTTTTAGATAAACTCTTCCACTAAAATCAGATCTTAAAAATTCTAGACCTCTATCATCAAGAATAAAATCTCCACCAGCACCCTTGGGAGCATCAACAAAATGGACTTTGCTTTCTACAATGTTATATGCACCTCTATGTACAATTGCTCTAGTTCCATCAGTATGAGTAACTTCTTCAGTACCAACAAATCCTCTTTCGACATTTACTAGATTAAATGTACCAACACCACTAATTGGGCCAGATGAAGATGTTCCCAAACCAACGTTTTGGATATTCATCAACTCATCATCGACTTTCAAAATATAATCTGGAACTAGAGTTGAAATTCCAGTTAGAGGGAGGAATGTTCTTCCGATACCAGCATCAACTTGAATATCATACTCGATGAGTGTTCTAGAAATTGGAGCCTGAACAACACCATCAAGAATGATTAAGGATTTTTCAAGTTTTTTCGTTGTATCGATCAGGTGATCATTTCCAGATCCAGTTGATGTTGGTTCAATTCCAACTCCTCTGAGAGCAAAATCTTTCTTGGTTGCCAATTTGATGTTATTGTTATCAATTCTAATGGCAAATAGATTTGATGGAAGAATGTCAGTTGTAACTCCAGAGAAGCAAACTTGACTGGTGGTATTAGCTGTAGATACTACAGATAAAGAAATACCAATTCCGAGTCTTTCAGAATAATATGTACTGCCAACTCCAACGGGGACATTATTGTCAACTACGATTGAATTGATTCCAATTGAAGTAATTGTGCCGAATCCAGTTTGAGTCAATTCTTCTACGATTGTATCCCCAATGGCAAGAACCGATGTATTTGCAATTGAAGTAATGACATTTGTGCCATCAGAGTTGCCAACAAAGAATCTAAATGTTGACCCAACACTAACAATTGTTGCTCCATCTCCAATACCTGGACCAAAGAATTCATCGTCAATATTGAGACCCTGATCTGTGCTCGCAGAAGAAACAACTTTACTATTGGTAAAAATATCACCTGTTACTTCAGTACCACCAGCAATTGTTGTTCCAATTCCAATTGCTTCAGATGTGATACCAGGAATTGTTGATCCAGACTCATAAACAATATCCTGACCATCTTGTAAGAAATGACTTTCAATAAAGATATTTCCAGTAGTTTGGTCGAAGACAGTAGAGTTTTGTGGGTTGAATCTTCTGGCATAAATTTGGAATCCTTCATGCTCCAATTCAAAATCTAATTTTGCATTTGGTGTATATCTTGATTGAAAAACATTTTCGATTACAGTACCAAATCCAAAATCTGGAATTGAAGTGATATTAGTGTCTTGGTCGATATAAACAATTTCACTGAATTCCTCAATTCTAATTGTATCGCCAGTAAATTTGCTATCTGGAATAAACAACAGATTTGCAAACTGGCCACTATATTCAGAACTAAATGTACCAAATCCAATAGCAGTATTAATTCCAAGTTGTGGGTATTCAACAACAAATGTTTCAATAGAACCGAAATCCTGAGTAAACATTACTTGACTCAAAGATTGTGTGTTTCCAGATGAAACTCTAATAACAGACTTTGCAAGTCTATCGTTCAGTGTTGAAATTCCAACAACAGTGATGCCATATCCAGCTGCAACTTCTTCAATTACATTGGATTCTAGTCTGGCAGTTCTCTCAGATCCACCTTCTTGTGTCTCTAGTTTAAAGAATTCAGATCTCAATCCAACATTAGTTGTTTTAAATCCAACTATGCTTGCTTTGACTAAAGTGCTATTTGATGAATTATTTGTATAATTTAAATTGAGAACATCGGATACAAGAGTAGCACCAAATGTACCAATTGGATTGAATGATAGTAATCTATCTGAAGTATTGAATCCAAATTCACCAATGTAAGCATTTACCCCATCATGTAAAATTGTTACCTCAGCATAATCTCTTTCAGAGTTTATTTGATTTGTTATTTCAACATATGCAAATGCTGAATTAAAATCACCAATTCCAAGATCGACAATAGATGTTGTTGTACCAACTCCAACTGTGTTTGTGGAACCAAATATAACAGTATCTCCAATAGTTACTGATCCAATACCACTTGTTCTTGAGTCAAATACTTGACGGAAAGCCTTGATATCATATGTTTTAAGTGGATTAGATGGTGTGAATCTTATTTTTACAGTTGCAGATACATCATCATATAAAGAGTCAATCTCACCAAGTGATGTTATTTCTGCCTCTGGATCAATTACTGGGACTTGTGGGTTTGCCTTTATTTTGTTCTTTTCTAAAATAAATGTATTTGGTTCACCATCAACAAGAACAACAATTTCATGAACTTCATATGAAGTTCTATCAACAACATCTCTTACAATAATGATAAATCTACTTACTCCAGTTCCAGCAGAGTATGAAATAATATCTTTAAAGTTTCCAACAGTATTTTCAAAATCAATAAATTCTGAGCTAATATCATCAATTGTAAGAACTCTATTTGTCTTACATTCGATATAGTTTGTTAGTTTTTTATTACCAAATTTGATACTGTTTGTAATGGCTGATGGTGAGTTAACAATATCAGTATCTACAGCAAAGTCAAAATTATTAATGGTTGTGACATCAGCATCAGCAAAAATATCAATAACTAATGTAGATGCTCCGTCATCCACAAAATTTGTAGCAGCAACAGCAACCGTTTGAATTTGCGTATCCGCAAAATTCTTCGTTCCAGAAATATGAGCTAATCTGTTTACTGGATCGATAAGTTCATCAAATTCAATTGGACTCTTAATAGAGTACGCCATTTTCTGATAATAATTGTTATCAGGAACAACCTGAGAATCATCATTTAAAAATCCTCTATTATCGGTCCAACCATATCTTATAGTTGATCCAAAATTAACTTCATATAGTCCATCATAACTATCAATAGTTTCTACCGTTGCTCTTGTTCCAGAAACTTCACCGATAATCACATCACCAATTACAAGTTTGTAATCACCAAATGTTCTTAATCTTAGATCATCTGAATAAACTACTGTTAGGTTTGTTTTGATATTATTGTTGCCCTTCACAACAATTAGAGATTCATTATCAATAAACATCGCACTCTTTAAAGTCACATTAAATATTGGATAATTTTCTCTCTTAACAATAGTACCAAAGTTTACATTAGTTACTGCAATTCCAGGATTTGTTGAAATTCCAGATAGATCTATAGTTACAGTTGATGGAACAATACCACCATTAAAACTGGTAACTTTAAAGAAATTGAATTTATAATCTTTTGAATTAAATCCGAGGCCATCGCTAGAGTACTCATCAATACCATCGACAAATACTTCATCACCAGCACGTAATGGGTTTGTACTAAATCCGAGAGTTGGAGTAACAACAGTAAACGTGACAATTCCTGTATTAATACTATCTGCAGTAATAATGCTAAGGCCATTATCACCAGTTAATGCATATACAGTATGAGCAACACCTGCTAGTCCAAATCCTGGAGATACAATATCAACTTTATTGATTGATCCAGAATCGATACTACAAATCAAAGATGCATTATCAATTTGTTTACCCGTTGTAGATTCAACAAGAGTCAAATTTGGGACAGAGAGATAATTTTTCCCGCCAAATGATGGTTTTACAGTATCAAGAGTTTTATTTCTTTTCAATTCATAATATGTTGGAATATCTGCAATTGGTTTAAGTGTCTTATCAACAGAAAAATCAAATCCAGATTTTTGAACTTCAGTTGCGCCCAAAATTCCAATTTCTTTGGAAATTGCAAATAGTTCAGCATTACTTCCAGATTCAGTTGTTATTGTGGAAATTCCTGGAGTTATGCTATAATCACTTCCTTTTGATATAATCCTTGATTTTGCAATTCCGCCAGAAGTTGTTGTAGATCTAGTGGTATATGAAATTACGTCACACTCAGATAATGTATATGAATCCTTTTTGGGGTCTTCTCTTAGATTTATTAAGAATGAAGTTGAAGCTACTCCAACAACAGATGCAGATTTATTAGTATAAGAACTATCGGAGAATAGTATTCTTGAATAGTTATCAACTGAAGAATCTGGTTCGATTAGAGTATCTGTTGATAATTCTTCTACATTATAATAAAGTTGATTTGGTAGGTATTCATTGAATTTTACTGTTATTGTTGCTGTTGTTGTTCCAATTCCAATTGTTCCATCCGTTTCAACTTCAAAAACAGTTGATTGCCCAGTTCCTACAATTCTATTTCTATATTCTTGATCATAATAAATTTTAAAATCATATCCAGATAAAGATGAATCCGAAACATCAAATACCAAATCGTTATTTTTTATAACAGGAATTTGTGGATTTACCTTAGATATTGTATGTGAGGTTCCGCCCACAGAAGTAAATTCAATAAGATTTAAAGTGTCTCCAGTAATATCACTCTTTGTTTCAGCTAGAGAGAAACTATCTGGATCTCCAGAAAATACAAAATATTTTCCAGTTTCAATTCCTGCAGGTAACTCATCCGCATCATAGAAAATTAGATCACCAGTAACTAAACCATGACTATTAACAAGAATCCTTGAACTTGTGATGCCAACAGAAGTTGAAGTGAATCCGATTGGATCTACAGTAATATTTTGAATGAAATCTTCAAATAAAACTTTTACAGATGTTGAAGTTCCGATTCCAACAGAAAGATCTGATTTTAGTGTAAAGTTTACAGAATCTCCAACTTGCAATCCATGAGATGATGCAGTTGAAACTCTTGCGGTCAGTCTATCAATATTTCCAGTAATTTTATTATTAATACTGGTTATGTAATATTCATAACTTTCCGAGTCACAATTACTAAAGAATAGTTCATCGGAATCTAACGTTGTTTTGATGCCAATGTTATTTTTACTCTTATTGGTAATATAAACAGTTTGGCTGTCACCAGAGTCTGGTAAGTTAAATGTTGATCCAGCACTTACTGTGGAAACAGATACTGGATTTCCAGAAGATGTCTTTACAAAATCAACTTTTTGGTTATTTTTGAAAATGTGGTCTTGGATATAAATTGATTGAGTTGGAATATCTCTAGTCGTAGTTACTCCAAGAAGTTCATAATCTCTTACTGTAGAAACTCCAACTTCTGTGCCAAATCCAATGACTTCAGTTGGATTGAAATAGTATATAGTATCAGATTTAGAATTTAAATTTTCTCCAGAATAATTAAATATAATTCTATTTGCTTTGGATGTAATAGCAGTTCCAACGGTATGTCCACTTCCAGAAATTCCTCTTACTGCTCTTACAACTCCTCTAAAATTATCAAAAACATTTTTGGAATCAAATACATTCAGTATAGTTAGAGTTTCATCGCCAATCAAAATATCAGTATTCGGTCTTAGGAACTCTGGAATGGGAGCGACTGGAATATCTGTGGCCATGCCACCAACTGCCTCTGCTGGCATATTGGTCAACATTTTAAAATCATCTGCAGGAACACCAATAGTTTTATTTCCAGCCAATCCAGCCACAAAAGTTGACAGACCACTTATGTTAATGATGTTTGTAGCTTCTAGATCATGATATGTTGAAATGTATCCAACAACCTGATTGCCATTTAATCTCTCAAAAGTAAAGTTCTCGTAAGATAAAACTTCTTTAGTAATACTTTCAACATCTTTTCCGATCAGTTCAAGAACCTCTGCAGATGCTCCACCACCAGTTTCTTCATCATCAAAAACAATATTGTCACCAACTTTGTAGTCTGATCCAAAACTAACAATACCAATATTATCAATACCACCATCGAATTTGGATTTAACTATGACTCTTTGTAATTCTGTCTGATATGGTTGGGTGAAGAAGTCATAATTGGCAAATAATTCAGATACATTATATGGGAATGTATTTCTTATTAGTCCATTGTTATTAAAATCAAAATCTTGATTAATTTCAACCTCAGATCCTGCAATATTTTCTCTTACTAATGTTGATCTATAAGTATTACCAACAAAGTATGGAAAACTTGATATAATATCGCCAGTTCCTGGATCATTCTCAATTGTGGCATAATATGCATAAACTCCATTTGGATATTCGGGAGTTTTTGAAAATCTTCCATTGTGATCATCAAGATCACCAGTTCCTTTAAATGAATAGTCTTCAACAAAGATACCGGCTGGGAATCCTGAAGGTCTGTTTACAACCTGACTGACATCCAACTCATAACCAGATTTTATTTCTTTGATTAAAGATGTTGAATTGTTTGCATCTGTATATCCATATGATCCATAAATTGGGTTTCCGTCATATGCATATCCAATTAAAGGAGAATGTGCATTTTCATTGGTATCTTCAAAACTATTTTTTAGATTTTGATTATAACCAATGACACCATATTGTAATTCATTTTCACCCTTATCAAAAACAGTTTCTCCATTATATTCTGGGAATCTGGATCTATTATTTAATGATAGGCCTCTAACTTTGCTATTAAAAGTTGCATTTGATCCTCTAGATACTCCAGTAATAAAAGTATCTCCAGCATCATATTTTGATCCAGAATTCAGTACTATAGCATCAATAACATTTCCAACATCATTAATAACAGCTCTTCCAACTGCACCAAAACCAGATTCGCTAGTAATCACTATATCTGGTGGTGAAAAATAATTTTCTCCAATTCGTGTAACTAAAATATCAATTATTTGTCCATCAATGATAAGTGGTTGAAACTCTACATCATTGCCATTTAAAACATTGATCCCTGGCCTCTTTTCAAAATTCAATATTTTGGAACCATAATCAGTACCTTTTTCATATAATAAAACATCTACTATTTCACCAGTTACAATTGGAGTTCCAGTTATAACACCAACAGTATTCGCAATTGAAGCATTAATCTCAACTTCAATTGGTTGGTAATTGAAAACATGTAGTCCCGTACCAATACCAGAGAACTTTTGAACAAGTCTCCTATCAAAATCTGAAGTATCTGTTCCACCTATGCCTGCATCTGATAACCTGAAATTGTTATTGTTGATCTTAATAATAAAATATTGATTATCTGTATTCAATCCAACAATATTATCTCCAGTTGTTGAATACGTTACTAATTCACCCGTCTCGTATCCATGAGATGTAAATTCTAAAGAATTAGTTACCGTTGAAACTCCAGTGGTTTTAATAGCTACTTCTCTATTTGAATAACCAGATCCAGGATTTAGTACATTAACTCCTGTTAATTTTTTGGTGGACTCTTGTAATGTAAAGATGTGTTTTCCACCAGAAGTTGATCCAGTACTGAATCCTACAGTATTGATTCCTCCATTGAAATCTGAAACAGTTTCATATAACCTAAAGGTAAGTGAATCTATAACTTCAGCATAGTAAACACCACCAGTCTCTAAGAAATTGCCCGTAAGGGTAGTTTGTCCAAATCCAGTAATTGGAATTGATGGGTTTCCATTTGAACTATAGACTATTGGTTCACCATCTTTAAAATTGTGATTGTTAATAGTTTCAATTGTGTCTTCATAAATGGAAACTCCACCACCAGATTCAGTATATTTTCCACTAAACCCAACTTGTCTGAAATAATCAATAACAATTGGTTCAACTTCAGCACCAGTTCCATTTCCACCAACAATAGAAATACTATTGATCTTATTAATATTGAAATCTTGTGGATCAATTAAAACGTCTTTTAGTACACCAGTAACCGCTAGGTTAGTTATAGCATTAGTTCCAGTTGTTGAACTGGAACCAGTAATATTAAGTTTTGGTGGATTTACAACATCATAACCACCCCCACCATTGAAAAGAGTGATTTCTTCTAGTGGACCATAATAAATTTTATCTTCGACTTTATAATTAACAACTTCGACACCATTAATTAACATTCCCGTTGGGCCGGGAATTGTATTAATTTCACTACCAGTGTCAAATGATCTTTCTAGGCTAAATTTTTTGAGTAATTTTTGTCCTCTTATCTTTTTATTGTATTGTAAAGCAGCGATAAAACTATGACTTCCAGTATCCTCATCTATGGGTTCATTTATTTTGATATTTTGGGATACTTGAATGAATGATCTTGCAACGTACAATCTAATCTTATTTGCAGGACTTAAAACTTCGACGAAATAATTTCTACCAAATTCAAGACCACTTATTGGAGTTTCTGCTGTCCCTGCGATGTAAACAATTTCATCTCCAGTTATGAATGGAACAGTATCTGAAAAGGATAGAATATTATAAGTTCCATCACTGTTTAAATCCTGAATAGATCCAGAATCAACAGAAGCTACTGGTATTGTTCTTTTAATTGTATCGAGGCTTATCTCATAATCTGGAAGTGAATTTGATGCTACAAATATTTCACTACTATCCTTAGTAATATACGTATTCAGAATATTTGAAGTAATTTTATCATTACCATATTGAAGTTCAATTCCAGAACTACTTGCTTTTTTAAGTTTTCTTCTAACATCATAACTGATGCCAGTATTAAGATCACTAATACCAGTTCCAGATAGAACTACTTCATTATCACCAGTTATTGATACTGTGGCTTCACTTACTGGAACAATATTTGTACCTCTCTGCACAACTTCAACAACATCACCATTGCGAAGATATGCTTTATCAATATCAATACCCAATACAAAAACTGATCCAGCAAAACTACTGATTTGTATTCTGGATGCTGTATTATATTTCCATGAATTGAAAGTATTTTCGATTACCGTCTTATTTTCATCTGGATTTATAATTTTTCTACCAATTGATTTTGTTCTAAAAGCATCACCCAAATTTGTATTGGCAATCCTCTCACCAGCAATTGGCTCAAAGTTTGCAATCGTTCCTGTCAAACGAAGTTCTACCTTTTCATTATCACCTCTTGTGTATCCATAAATTACATCATTTGTCCTAACATCATCACCAGATAGAATAGTCCTTTCAATACCAGAACAATTTAAAAACTGGTTAATAGTTTTATCTGTATACGTAATAACATTATTTCCAGATACCAACAATCCACTTTTAGGGAATCCAATGGTGGTGTCTACAGAAATTACATTATCACCAATTGAAACTTCACCAATACATCTAGTAGATGGTGTGATTGAAAATTCACCCTCAAATCCAGGAGAAGGATCTAAGTATTTTTGGAATAGGTAGATATTGTAATAATCTTTTCCATCTCTATTAGTATATTCAACCTCAGAAATTGGTGCAGAAGCTCCATTTATGACTAAACTATTTGAATTATTATCTTGGAATAATGTCTGACCAGATAGTAAAAGTGGATCTCCTCCAGAAACTTTTTCGGCAACTAGGAATAATCTTCTTCTAAATTCAGACTCTGATGAAGAAAATAAAGACTCTGAATTATTTCTAACAGTTGCATTTTCGCCAAATAGGCATGACATTAAAATGTTAAAGGACTCATTAGTTCCTTTAGACTGATAGAATGATCTTAGGTTTTTTACAAAATTATTTACGTTTAGATCAGAATTAAAACTTTCGTCTTCAAATCCAGGAGCAAAAAGAACCTTTAAACTCTTAAAAAATTCTCTAAGGAAAAGAACATTAAGGTTAGATACAGTATCCCCAGAGCTATGGGATTCAGCTGATGTTTTATTGAATACAACTTCACCTGAAGAATAATCAGTTATGCCACTAAATCCACGAACACATCCAGTAAAAGAATTTGAGGTGCTTCCAGTATAGTAGATGATTTCATCACCAACTTTAAATAATCCATTAGTGTTTGGATATCCCTTTGTAGATTCTACATTAAATATAGAATCATCGTCGGATACATCTGCAGTTAGAGTAGTTGTTCCACTAACAACTTCTGGTGTCAAACTATCAAACTTTAAATATTGATCCAGATTATCAATGATATCTGCAGGGAGTCCCTGAGAATCTTGTGAAAGATAATACTGCTTTAAAAAATCTATAGACTTTGGATTTTCAATTGCCACATAAGATGGCAATTGACCCTGAATGATTTGACTTACTTTTACTCTCTTATCAATTCCTGGCTCTATCATTTTACCTAGTTAGATTTCCGTTTGAATAACTTGAAGTGACTGGGAATCCGATTCCCGAAACCTGCTCACCAGAACTAATAGTGTCCTTCAACATATTTATGGTGCTTTTGGCGATGGATAATTCCACGAAAAGGTTTGTCAACCCAATGACATCATTACTTTCTGGGAAGGCCTGAACTTCTACTATTCCAGATGGCAGATCTGTATTAGTAACGTTAATTGTGAAGAGTCTCACTTCACCAATAATATAATCAACAATTCCAGCATTTTGGACCACTGTAACTGGATTACCATTTGTATCAATTTGAATGAATGAAATAATACCAGTTTTCATATCATCATTTGGAGTATCTGTCATATAAACTTTTCCAGAAATTCCACTAATATTAAATCCTGTAGATTTAATATTTTTTCCTGATGGTGTTATATGAAACTTGTTACCAAAGCATAGTTCATATTGTGCTGGTCGATTCAGTTGGGACTTCATATCCCTTCTAATCTTCACCTTTGTTATGTTTGATGTAATAGATGAACTTGTATCATCAATAATTTTGAGCAATTTACTATACTTAAATCTACCACCAAAATTATTCAGATCTTCAGACTCTGAAAAAGCTGAGAGTGTTGAAGAAACATTAGATTTTAGTTCATTAACACTTGATACTTTACTGCTGTTATAATAGATAAAAGTATCAAGTTCAATTGAAAGAACTTCAATGTCTACAATTGTTTGTTTGATGCCAGCTAGAGAGTAACTCTTCAGGCGATTTAAAATAGATTGTTTGTTAAAGTCTGATATGAAATAATCATTCTTCGGTTTGATGCTGATCTGAACTTCACCAAATCTTGGGGGATCTAACTCTTCACCACCAACAACAGAAACTGATTCTGCATCTGGATATATTAACTTAACTATGGACTCGTAATCACTAGCCGTAACCGCCCTGTACTGCGATGAATATGTTTTGGGTGCAAAGTACTTAACGGACTGTAAAGACTCAATCTCGGTGCCTCCCTGTGCCTTAGAATTGGTTGTAACAGTGATAGATCCGATTGGGGAAATTGTTTGATCCGTAGATCCTCTTAATACACCAGAAAAACTAAAGTTAGTTACGTCATTACCCTCAATACCATCAGTAATGATATATGATGATATAATTTGACCACCAGTCTCTAATTTTTTGCCTAAAATTCCATCACCAAATAGAAGTTCATATTTTTCATCTTTCACTTCCTGAACAAAATAAATTTCAGAGTTGGCATTTACATTAACAAGTCCTTCAGCTTTAATATATTCGTTTCCAGATCCCGTATCACCAGGGCCTTTTACTTTTACAATTAATGTTGCGGTATCAACAAAGGAATTTTCAATGATAAATCTTTGATCCAACGAAGTATCGACATTAAACTTCTTAGTTGCGTAAGATCCCTGATAAATGTCAATATTACTGAATGTAGCGGTTCTATCACCAATCAATCCGTTTGTAGGGTCGTCAAGAGTTGCAACTGCAGTAATATCTTCTGGTATTGAGAATACAAAACTACTATTTTTTGTCGTTCCTACGCAAATTAATCCCGCTTTTAGCGTAACTGTTGAACTTTCTCCGTTAAATTTTACCTGAAACGATACTTTTGCCTTGGATGAAGTTCTAGAACGCGGAACATATCCAATATTTCGCGCAAGTGAGACGACATTCTCTCTTAAAGTCGCGGAATCTATGAAAGATTCGTTCACCGCCATGTTTGTATTGAAGGCAGTGATGTAAGTATTATATGCAAGAGTATCAATTAGGACAGAAAAGTTTGATCCTTCAAAATCAAAGTCAGTAAAGTCCGAATTTGCTCTCAAATAGTCTTTAATTTGATCCTTAATCTGATCAAAGTCTAAATTTGTATACTTTGTGAATGGCATTATCTTGTTGCCTCTAAGATGAACGTAAATTCTTGTGCAGGAGCTGGTGATCCGATAATATCGTATGCAATCACACACTCAAATTCATTCAAATCAGGCATTGGCCTTACTACAATTTCAATATTATCAACTCTGGGTTCAAATTGTTCGATTACTGTTCTTATTTGCTCCTGAATTTGACCCGAAGAACCATAATCTACAAACTCAAAAAGCAAATCACCAACTGGAGAACCTAATTCTGGTTCAAAAAATCTCTCAGTGAAGTGTGTTTCTACTAAATTGCGAACAGCTCTCTGAATCGCCCTCTCATTTTTTAAAATTGGAAGATCTTTTGTAACAGGGTGAGGCTCAAAAGACAAGGATATGTCCTTAAATGCCTTTGAAACTCTCTTGACTGCCATTAACCGACCATGAACTTTATGTATTTATAGGCAATCCAGATAAAATCCCTTTCTTAGATAATCTGGATCATCAATAAAAACTAAATTTTCATTTTTTTCAACTTTTTCACCCTCCCAAACAGGTATTGCAACGGAATTACCATACCTGAAGTCTGGATTTTGGCGAAAATGTACCTCAATTAGATGATCACCGATGAATTCACAATTAATCCACTCGTATTCACCAACCAAATTATCTAAAATTGAAGGGAAATTTATTTTTTCATCAATCTTAGTCCATTTTTTCCACTTGTAAAGAGGATCCGATGAATCTCTTTCGCCAAGAACGACTAATTCTGACTTTTTGTGATGGTAATCCACACTCATATGTTGGCCTTTAAAGATCTCACACCAAAATTCTGCAGGATGAAAGTGATCAGTTGACTCTTGTATGGTTTCTATACGAGAAAAGCGACCCATCCCTAAAAGGTTCATACTAGGTCGAACGATATAATCCCCAGAAAATGGAACAGGCACCCCTGTAGGTCCACAGAGATGCCTTAGATGTTGATTTAAAATTAACTTGTTATAGACCCAAAGATCTTGTGGATGTATTTGATTCCATTCTTCTTTAGGTTCCATTGATATTTAACTATTATTGAATAACTGAATATCTAACATTATTATGCCAAGATAAAATTGTCTTTCGATGATCACTCTTATTTTCTGAGGCTCGATGAACAATATAACTTGGGAAGGTTAAAATATCACCCTCTTCAATAGAATCAATTTGAATCACTTCTTTTGTCATTAGATTCATAAACTCAGTCGGTGGCGATCCATCTGGATATTCAACGTAATAAACAGAAGTGAATGTACAAGCTTGATGAACGTGCCATCCATGTTTGCCACCATAATAATATTGCTGATACCAAATCGAATCTATTTCTACATGATCATATCCCATAAAATCACAGATTTCGGCCATATAAGCATATAAAGGGCCTTCTAATATTTCCCAATAACTTGATGATCCATAAGTTGAACCATAGTCAGTTTGAATATCAGATGAATTGTTTTTGAGACGATACTGTAAATTTGGAGCATCGTCTTCAATACATCTTAAAATGATATCTCTTAATTCATGATGCCTTGAAAATTTATGGATAATACAAGGTGCATCATATGTGAAAAGTTTCATTTCTTTTTTGTTCTTCCCTTTTTAGGTGCCGCGCTCGATTTGAAACGCTTATCAGGACGAGACTTCCCG